GTTATGACCAATACTGATATCAGATAAAGCTTTACGAGCTTCAGTAGCTGCAATACCTGAGGGGTCTTTATCTATAATCTTCTGAGCTTCATGATTAACAGCATCATATCCTGAATCATATTCAGTATTAGTAGGATCAGATGAGTAGGTAGAGTGAAGACCTAAATACTTATTGTAAAGTTTAGCTACCGCTGGAGTAGTTATAGATTCTCCATCATTAAAAGTTTTAGAAGAAGGAACTTTAGCTTCATTTATCTTAGCCATTTTCTCTTCTTCACCTGGAGCCGATCTAGCAATAGGTTCATCTCTAGCTATATTACCTAAGGCTGTTTCTTTCCAAGAATCTGCTGATTTGATACCTGAATCTTTAGCATCTTTATGTATCATATCAACTATCTTAGTACGAGCATCTTTAGAAGCTGCAGCAGGATCATCTAGTACATTATTAACAGCATTGGCTCTTTGAGCAGATCCATAGTGACTATGTAGACCTAAAGGACTAAGTAGCAATGCCATCATACCACCTACACTAGCACTCTCTTTAGCTAATTGACCATAAGACCTAGTATCACCTATACCTGCTTTATTCTCTACATATTTAGTACCTATATCTTGACTTGCCTCTGTTAAGCCTTCACCTGCTATACTACCTACTGTACCTTTAAGAAAAGGTTTAAGTACTTCAGGTGATGTAGCTGCTGCAATCTTCTCAGCAATAGTTTTACCTGCAAAAGCCTTAGAAGCTAAACCAAGAGTTTTACCTAAGATAGAATTAGCCAGTACTTCACCTCCGCCTTGTATTATACCTGTTTTAAGAGCTGTATCATGTGCAACTTCAGGTGTTAATCCAGCAGCTAGGGCTCTTTCTTTAGTATCTTGATATTGACTTCCCCCAAAGAAAGCTGCAGTAGCTATACTACCTAAAGCAGGACCTACACCAGGAATAAAGTAAGAAGCTCCAGTAGCAGCACTAGGAGCTATAGCTCTAGAAGCTTGAATAGCAGTTTTAGCAAACTCACCTCTACCTTCTAGATCAGGTTTATAATCCTCACCTCTTTGTTTAGCACTAGCAGCCATCTCCTTACCGTACTGCTCTGCTTGAGATGTATCTGGAGCAAATGCTTGAATAGCTTGACCAGCCATCATAGGTATATCAGATACCACGCCACCAACTAATTGTTTACCCATTTCACCAAGAGTAGATTTCTTTGGCCCTATGGTAGAAGTAGTACCTGCAGTAGCATCAGATATACTCTTATTAGCCATAGCTGCATAATCTACCTTAGCAGATTCAGTATTAGCATTAGCTAAACTTTGATTAGCCATAGCCTCATAGTCTACAGTAGTAGGTGTAGATCCAAGTTTAGATGCATTATCTTGTTTATCTATTGAGGTAGCCATATATCTTATTTATTCCATGTTTGTAATACGTTAACAATATTTTTATGATCATAACCCTTCCCAGCCATGAAATCTGACATAATTTGTGGATTACCTGAGTTAAGAGCGCCTCTAAATGCAGGATCAGGATCATTAGCATGTATCAACCTTAGATCAGCAGCTGAAATAGGAGCATTTCTAGTATGGGTTTGATGTATAGCAAAACGAGTAGAAGGATCTGCCATACCATCACTAGCACTCAACATTTCTTTAGTAGCAGTCTGACGAGACTCTTGAGCTTTTTGTTCTTGAGTTAATCTTTGTTTCTCTGCTTCAGCACTATCTGCAAACCCTTGTTTAGAAAGAAGGGCAGCATTATCTCTATCAGATATATCAGCGGTAGTTAATTGACCTAATCTATGTAAAGCTAAACCAGGGGTCATATGTTCAGATAGATAATTAGATAATTGAGAAGCCTCACTGTTACCTTGATTATTTTGATTTACTTGACCTAAGTTAGCTTGAGCCCTACTAGCTTTACCTTCTTCTATTCGTTTATCTGCTATAGCTGATTGCTCTGCCAACTTAGCTTTAAAAACAGGATCAGCATTTCTATCTATAGTTGCTCCTAATCTCTTAAGAGACTCAGGAGTAGATTTAGGAAAAGTACCAGATTTAGCACTAACATCAAACCCTTGGCCTTGTAGTACATCTCTACCGCTAACTACACTTCTAGTTAGAGAAGTAGGGGCTGTAGCCTCTATAGAACTAGGGGTTGTTGAAACTACAGGAGCTACTATAGAACTAGGAGCTGGAGTTGCAGTAGCTTCTGGGGTCTTACCAAAAGCCCAATCCTTCATACCTTGAGCACCTGTAGCTATGTCACTACCTATGTATCCAAGACCAGCTTTAACTGCAGGTATACTAGCAGATAGAGGAGAACCTATAGCACCTTTAGTAGGATCATAGTCTTTAGTATAGGTATCAGATACCACACCACCTACATTAGTACCTATAGTAGCTAAAGGACTAGTAATTTGAGAAGATACTTGATCCCCTATATTAGTGGCTGTTTTAGCTATACTAGCCCCTACACCGCTACTATCCCCAGTATATCCACCAACACTACCTTCTCCTCCTTGAATCTTTTGTTTATTAAGGATATCTTTTTTTGTTTGATTAGGTAAAGACATAGAGTTATCATTTCTAGGTTTAGTTGCACCTTGATAGCTAGGTAGTCTTTTATCATTAATTGCCATTTATATATTCCTTAAGATTCTAAGTAAGAGTGTGATTCTTGAGCTTGTATAGATACTGAACCAGAGACACTTGCATTACAATTAATACCAGATAGAGCTGAAGCAGCTAGTTGAGCAGCAATAGTACCAGAGGCTTTTGTAGCCTCTATTTGAGCCATATATGCAGATTTATGAGCTTCAACATTAATTTGTGCATTTTGTATACTTACATCAGCAGCATATTTATTTTGCATTATTATACTTTCAGAATCTTTAATTGCTAATTCAGCAATTGATTTATCTAAACCAACCTCAGCTAAATACATTTCAGCTTGACCTTTATATAAATCCACTGCTGAACTATATATAATTTGATCTGCTTGAACTTGTTTAATAAAAGCATCAACATCTGTTGAATACTTTTTAATTTTTAATTCTTCAATACCTACTTCAGCATTTAATACTTTAGTCTTAGCTTCAGTAGATGCAGCATAGCTTTGTATTCTAGAAGTAAAGGCTTTAACTTGACTATCAAATACATCTACCTTTAGACCTTCAGCTTTAACTTGTTCTGAATAAGAAGTATATTCAATAGCTTTAGTTTTAACTTGTTCTGAATAAGCCTCAATCTCACTTTTAAATACTTCCACTTTAACCGCTTCAGCTTTTAATTTCTCAGAGACAGCATTAACCATAGCAGTATAAACAGATACATTAGTTTTAACAGCTTCTATCTGAGCAATATATATTTTAATAGCTTGTTCATTAATATCACTAACTAATTTTTGACCTTCTAGTTGACCTTTATAAATTTCTATTTTAGCTAGCTCTGCTTGAACTTTAGCAGTGTAAGCAACTGTGAATGATTTATAAGCTTCTACCTTGGTATTATAAAGAGATACTTCTAACTTAAATACATCCATAGATATTTCTTGCATATACTTAGCAACTTCAAATGATCTATTTACAACATTATTATGTTCTCTTATTAATATATCTTCTAATGAGATGGTTTGCTGAATAGTAGTCTTAATGTTCTCTTGTTCTAACTCAGCTTGTTTAATCATTATTTCTCTAGATAGATCTATAACTTTAGACTGAGTGTCTTGTATACTTTGCTCTAAGGCAGCCATAAGTGCCCCTGGTGGCCTAGAAAAACCAGAGGAAGCTCTATCTACCAATACAGATCTTTCAGCTTGTAGTGAGGATCTTTGTTCCCTGTCTTTACCTCTATTCCATATAGCTGCTTCTACTATTGGATTTAATCCAGTACCACCTTGTAGTCTCAATAGTAGTTCATTCTTAACAGATGTTAATAGAGCATCTGAATAAGGATCCTCAAAGAATGAAAAATTAATAGAAGGGACTGTTAAAGTAGAAGTAGGGAATGCAATATCAAATATTGGTATAAATAAAGAAGGAGCTGATGGTAAGTTTAAAGATAATAAAGTAGGTACATCAGGTAAAGAAGTAATAGGTGCTGATGGAAAGTTAGTACTAAGATCAATAGCAAAATCTTTTACTGGAGCCATTAGATTCAAAGGTGAAGGAACACTAGGAAAATTAATGGTTGGATCTGGAGTAGAGAAGGTAGGAGCAGATTCTAAAGTTAAAGAAGGAACTACCATTCCTATAGGACTAGGTAGTATTCTAGTTCCTATAGATACTGAGGGAACTAATGGCTTAGTAGGTATAGCCATTGTAGTGTGTATTGGGGTATTATTAAAAGCTACATTACTTGTTGAAATACTTGTTGAGAAATTAGATAATGAAGAACTAGCACTAGATGCATGTGACATTGCATTTGATGCATAGCTATTCATTGTACCAAACCATCCATCTATATTAGGAACTGATACAAACGCATTTATATTATTTAAACCTGACATTATATCTTCCTTTTTAATTCTAATGGATAAAACTCAATAGATTCTATAGAGAAATCAGGAGCTTCTGTTATTAACTCAAATTGAAAATATCTTCCAATTAACCCTTTACCTATTTCTACTTTTTGAGTTTGTAGGTTTGATGTCTTCTTATTAAGCTTATAGATCACTTCAGCTTTACCATCTACTTTAACTTTCATTATTGTAGATCCAGAAGATGATAATCCTAAATAAACTGCTGGTACTTGTTTTAAGTTAGAACTACCAAAATCATAAGCTACAGTCTCAAGATGAGAGGTAATAGCAGATAGATCATCTAGATCACCACCATATTCATATAGACCAGTAGAGTTAGAGAATAAGTATTTACTGTTAAACTTAGTACAACTATCAAAGTTATAATTATTATAGTTAGATATACCACTAGTCTCTGGAGAGAATAAGTAAGCTAAGTACTTATCACTACCTTCTATAGTAGGTATACTTATTACAAATGAATCAAAGATATTACTCCTAAATAAAGAGTTACTAAGTACAGATGAATTAATAAGAATAGAATCTACTACACTTAAAATTTGTATACTTTTACCAATATTACTATCTACTAGTACTATAGAATCTAGTAATAAACTAATACTTTTATAAAGAGAAGAAATAGTAGAGCTTATTAAAATAGCATCAGTTATTGATGCTAATGTTCTACGATCTATCTCTCCTAAAATAGTAATTAGTGATACTATTATATTACTTAAAGATCCAGTAGTACTTATAGTTTCTTTAACACTTAAGATAGATGTTATTGTTTCTATTCGTTTTATAATAGAACTAAGAGTACTAGCTAAGAATATACTTTCAGAAATACTAATTTTTAATGTAATAAGTATTTTATCTACTATATTTATATAATCAGATATCAATAGTTTAATATTAGAACGACTACTATTATTATCAAATAGAGATATCTGTTCTACTATCTTAGTTAATTCATAGTATACTAAAGTAGAAGATAAACTAAAAGAATCACTTACTGTTACTAATCTAGGAGTAGTTATCTTAGAGGAATTAATATTAAAATATATAGAGCTACTACCTACAATATCATGTCTTAACAATGTACTTAATAAACTATCAATATTAAAAGAAATAGTTGAATTACCTGTTAAAAAGTGCTGTGCTCCAACAAGTACTAAAGTAGAAGAAGGTAGTATATTAATATATGAATTGCCAAATAAGGTATGATTAGCTGAGTAGTAAGATAATGATGAAGATATTAAAAAAGTAATAGGTGTATCACCTAGTAAACTTGATACCGCTGGTCCCGCTGCTAAATAAGATTGGGTACCAGACAAACCCCTAGTAGTCCAAGTGATACCATCAGGAGATGTTGTAGCATAACCTGCAGAAGTACAAGCACAAAAAACACTATTATTCCAAGCCACTTTAGAGTTAGCATAAAGTCCTGTTAATCGCTCAGTCCAATCAATACCATTAGTAGAACTATAAATACGACGAATATTAAAATAATCTGCTGCTATTGCAACAAAAATAGAACCATTATAACTAATACTATGTGGACCAAACCCTATAGGAAAACCACTAGTTAAAGTTGAAGTCCAAGTAGTACCATTAGTAGAAGTAGCCACAGACACAGATGTAGGACTATATAGAAACCAACCAGCGGCAGTCTTAATAAGTTTTACGCTAGCCGATTCGTAGTTACTATCTAAACTAGCGGATAATACCCAATCAACGCTATTTGCAGATGTGTATATACGAGGATAGTTAGCACCAAGGTCACTATTATAGTAATTACCAACACATACCCATGTATTATTACTATAACTTCCAGTGGTTACAGTAAAACCACTGGTTGGTAATCCAGTCATTGTACTTTGTTGCCAAGTACTAAAATTTGTAGAATACCTTGATATATTATTAGTAGTATCAAGACTAAGAAACTTACCCTCACCCCAATGTAAACTAGTACTACTACTAGATAGATCAGATAAAGGACTAGTATAAGTAGACCAAGTAATACCATCTATAGATGTAAAATACTTTGTACCAGTATAAATATACCATAATTTACCATTACTAAAAGGGACTTGATTAGTTGCTGGGGATATAGAAGGTGTTCTAGTAATCCAAGTTAAACCATCATCTATAGATGACTTATATCCACCAGCACCATTAAGAGAAGTAAGAATAATAGACATAATCTAGTCCTTTAGATTATTGTGACAATAGGAGTAATAGTATAGGTATCGTTTTGATTGATAGTATAAGGACCTGCAGGATCTACTTCAATAGATAAAATACGAGGTGTGGTACCTGTAGTTATAATAGCATACCCCTTAATTGATCCAACCATCGCAGAACCTGAACCTGTGAATACTTGAGGACTATAAGAAGCAACAGCTCCTGTAATAGTCCAAGAAGCATCTGCTAAACTTTTTCTAGCATACGACCCACCAGTAGGTTCTGTAAGTGCGCTAGCTGTAATAGCTGAAGTAATAGATGAGTTAGTAAATAGAACTAATTGAGTAGAGGTGCCTCTATCTACAGATGTGTTTTTAAAAATCATTTGTGCTACTAAATTCTCACCTTCAGTTGGTAAAATTCCTGACATTGTATTTCCTTAAGTTAATTGGCAATATGCCTTATTTTAGTAAATTAAATCTTATCATAACTTGTTAAGCCTATTTTAGTAAAGACTTCATCACTTGGTAGATCTATTCGGTGTATTATTCTAGGTTGGACCTCGCCTTTATCTATTGGAAAGATTAGAAGTTGATCAGTTAAACTATAATTAAAGGTTTTTCTATTAAACTTAACCACTAACATATTACTATTATAAGCATATACTGAGCCTAAACACGGAGGTGCTGTTGACATTGAAACACCATTGATAGATGTCTGTGATTTATATGTAACAACCCCATTGATATATATAATAGATAGAGGAGTAAAATAAGTTCTAGCACTTGTTTGACTACTGTTTGAAATAACTATAGTATCTACCAATACCCCTCTAACTTTTATTTTAATTGTGGATGTATCAATAAAAGTTACATTTTGTGTAGTAGGTGAGACACTATTTACATGAAAGCCAGAAGAAGATTTAGTATTATCCAAATAGATTACAATACTAGAATCGGTGAAAATAGGGGTAATATCTATCTCAGAATAAGAAGTAAATATCTCATCTCCGACATCCATACTAACTTCCGGTGACCAAGCGCCAATAATGGGGTATTTATTAAAAACAGCACTTTGTGTTTTATTAATAGGCGCTAGATTAATAATAGGTATAATTGGATTCTCTATTTCTATATTAGCTTGTTTAAAAATATAAGTACTTTCATCATTATATGTATCGGTAATCTCAGCACTACCTTCTATACTTTCAAAATATCTATTACTATCCACAGGCCATCTGGATTTAAATATATATGTATAAGGTGAAATATCTTTTATTCTACTTCTTTTTTCACTTAGATAATTAAAATATAAAGATATTTCATTAGTATCTGTAATGTCTTGTTTATTAATATTAAATAAAAAAGTATCAGTTAAACGTGAATTTGAATATGGATTAGTAGATATACCTATTTCTTGTATCTTAGAACTATAACCCGTAGATATAGTTGTATCTACATTAATATCAGGATAGTGAACAGTGACACCGTATTGGTTCACATATGTTCTTGGATCTTCTTCAGTACTGCTATTAATAGAAGTATTAGATGATCCTGATGTTACTTCTGTACTAGTTAAAATAGGAGGTTTTGAATATAATATATTAACACTTTTAATATAAGACCCATCTTCTTGTTTACTAAAAGAAACAGTTTCTAAAGTACTATCATCTCTATTAACAGCTATTGTGATTTTAGATTTAGTAACTTTTCTAGTAAGTATAAGATCTTGTACTGAGGTATAACCTGTAAAAAAACCTATTAAAGTCAATAACTCTTTATTAAATAAGTATACATAAAACATAACATTAGTAGCATTAAGACTACCTATAACTATACAACCAGATGTAGAGGTGAAAGCAGCTGCGGCTTTTATCATTCTACGAGGTAGATAAGGTACAGTTGACATATCTAAAGTTATAGTCTTACTATTTATAACTATATCATTACTATCCCAAGCTTTAATAGAACAAGCTAAATTAACACCATTAGTCCAAGAATAATACCACCCAACTTTTGTATCAACCGGAACAAGTTTTATAGTATCTCCGCTTCTTACAATTTTTAACGTTGGTTCATTAATATTTCTACTATCTAGCATTAATAAAATATCTATATATTTATTAGTAACCGAAATACTACTAGGAGTACCATAAATACTAATAGTACCTGTTCTTAAATTAAAACTACCTTCTTTTTTTGTAACTACTGAAATAATAGACCCATCTTGTAGTGTAATAGATTTAGTAAAGAAATTAATACCTCCTTGATCTGCTTGGTTAGAAATAAAATTATATAGCTGTTGAGCTTGTGATCTAAGTTCTACTGCTTTTTGTTTATTACCAGATAAGTTAAAGGAAGGAGGTATATTCATTATGCTGAAGCTATAGATAAAGTATAAGTTACATTAAGTACATCACTAACTATCATACTACGTACACTACTAAACTTAGAAGCTGCAGCCAACTTACCAGTTAAACCAGCTTTAATGTTAGAGCTAGTTAAGAACCCACCATAGATTAAAACAGGAGTATTAAATGTAAATACAGCTGGAGATGCAGTATTAGTAATAGTCTTAGATGATACACCAGCAGTAGTCCAAGCAGGCCTATTAGATTCATTGTACTCAGTGGTACACTCACCGGCTACACCACTTCCAGGAAATGTAGCAATAACATCTGCAGACACTGGGTTGTAGTTGTTTTTAAAGATACCTACATACCAATTAGTAAGTGCTGAACTACCAGCCATACCTGCACCTAAAATATAGTTTAAACCTTCATCTACTACAATATTAGGTTCAGACCAATTATCAATTACTTCTCCATTTCTAATATGTTCATAATTAAAGATTCCACCGATTTTTAAAGATTGATTCATTTGTTTTCCTTAAGGGATAATAATGCCATTTCTGACGATTGTTGTTTCAATTAAATCCCCTATAATAGAATTATTAGGATTTTGATTAGTTTTTAAGATAGATAGATACTGATTCATACCATTAGCTTGTAAAAATAGAGAGGTACCTGAATCAGCAGATTCTAATTCTACATTAGGTGTAGATACATTCATAAAAGAACCTTGATCTGCTAATAAGTAAATACCCAGGTTAGTAGATATTAACCATTTAAATCCAGATGCTAATGGAATAGTTTGAGTATAGCTTCCTGAGAAAGTAGTAGCTGTACCAGGTATCATAGATACTTTATCTTTCCAATCTAGAATCATACTAACAGGGTCTGTACCTGCAAGATAATAAAGATTAGTTTTAGTACAAACCCATAGACCATTATTTACTACCATAACTCCAACTATATCTTCATCAAACTCTAGATAATTAGAATCCAATTTAAAGTAGTTATATTGAAATGGCTCTGAGTACCATAGATATCTACCATCTATAACATACATTCTACTTTTATAGTAATGAATAGATGAACCATAGGGAGCACTATCTAGGTTAAATGTCTTAAGTGGGTTAACCAATATAGAGGTATCTGATATAATCTTAGTAGTATTAAAATCAGCAACTCCATAGTAATATAGTATATTTCCATTTGTGTTAGAGCAATATATTCTACAATAGTTCATATTACCTATAATAGAGGGAGTAGGTATACTTAAAGATATACCAGAGTTATTAGATACTGTTATTAAGCTAGATGCTATAGTACCTCCTTCAAACCCAAATGAATCTACATAAGTAAAAGAAACTTGATAAGTACCTTCAGGTAGATTACCTGATACCCTAGATAAAGTAGGAGCTAATGTATTCTTCTCTATACCCCAATCATATAGTACTCCATTTCTTATAATGGCTTTAAAGGTTGGACTCATTATATAAACATCACCATTAATTTCTTCAAATGATAAAGATATATTACCTAACCCACTTTTAATGAGTATATGAGAGTAATCACTATTGATCCTAACCAGGTTACCATCTCTAATACCATAACAACCTAATCCAGAATCACTAGCCCATAGAGAAGAGTAGTTAGCTGTATCTACTTTAGTATAACCTTTCCTCTTGTTGATATTACCAGTTTTATCTATATCAATATTTAATACTTTCTTAAGGTAATCAGGAGTTGTATTCTCAGGAGATCCAGTATTATTCAAACCTTTAAAAGCTGTATATCTTATACCTTTAGGATGGATTGGCATTAGAGGCCACCATATCTAACAGGTCTATTAGATGTTCTACTCTTCCTTACATTAGAATACGCTGAGGTAAAAGGGAACTCTCTATCAAACATTGCTAAAAAGTTAGAAGCTCTTTTAGGGTCGATAGTGTTTGCTTCATCCAAAGAATAACAAAGGTAAGCAGCGTAATATAGGGTTGGTACATGATAGTCCTCATTTAACTCAGGTATTGTGTCTTGATCATCTTCCCAAGTTAATTTCTTTAAAGGTAATCTATAAACAATCATTTCTAATTCATCATTATCTACAGGTATAGGAAATATTGTAATAGTACCAGTATTACCATCCACTATATAATCTGTAGGTTGATCCTTTCTAGTTTCTAATTCACCTAGTCTCCACAGTTCCTCTAGTTCTCTTTTCCTTAAAGAGTGACCATCTGATTGTCTACGAACTAACTCTATAGTTTTAATATAAGATGGTAAATCATAACTATTGGTATTAGCTATAAGAGGTAGAGTATATCTATCTTTTATAGGATTAATACGTCTAAAGACTTGAAGAATAGCTTCATTTATATTAGCTACTAGATCTTCATTATTCCATCTTAGTTGAATAGAGTCACGTGTTGATTCGGTAGAATCACTCCAATTGGCACCTTGACCGCCTTTATCATCTAGAATATTTCTACGAAGATATTTAACCATCTCATAAAGAGTCATATTATTTCTCCTCAGCTAATTCATTCCATAGATCATCTATTAAATCTTTCTTAATAGGTTTACCTAATAGAGCTATAATTTTACGATGAATAACACTATTATTTTTATCTACATAACTAACTGGGTTATCATATGCTACTCTCAAGGCTTCTTTAATACTAGCTCTTTCTATAGCTGCTTCTTGAATTGCTTCTTGTTTCTTTAATTCAATAAAATCTGCCATTGAGGATGTATTCATATCTTCTGATTGAGCGCCTAAAGAATAAGCTTCATTCCAAAGAGAGGATGGTACTGGTGTAAATTCAGATGTAATAGTGGCTACATGTCCTGATAAGGAAGAAACCCTAATATCATCACCATGAGGACTTCTAAAGTTTTTATATTCCATAATTAAAATAAGTTCTTAAGTTTATAAATAGTTGAGTTATTTAAATCTTGCATTTCATCTATTAAATTTTGTATTTCAGAATAAGGACTACAAGCTTTTCTGTTTGTATCAATCCATGATCTCACTTGTTCTACCATCTTAATAGGATCAGACGAGGTAACAGATACTTTAGGGTAAGAGGTGATAATACCTTCTCTACCTTGATAAGCTTCAGCAATTGAATCTGCTATTCCTACAATCTCATCATAATAATCATTAAGAGCTTTGTGTTGAGAATAACTCTTAGTTTGTAAATGAAACATATGAGCTTGAGTTCTGGCTGCAAATAGTAAGGAGATAAGAGTTGCAGCCTTACTCTTAGATCCTTTATCTTCAATCATAGTTATTCCTTATTTAAAATAAAAACCCCATAGCTCTTATGTCAATAGCTTACCATACAAGCATACCGATAGAGGGCTATGGGGTTTAATTTAATGATTAACCTTGTGAGAAGGCAGTTCTATTTTCTACTACATACTCTACTTCTAAGATGCCAGTACCAGTAGTTGCTGCAGTACCTGCACCTGTCCACTTAATATCAACAGTGCTTTGTACTGGATTCAAGAAACCAATATTAGAAGAAGCACCTACAGCACCTTTAGATACCAAACTAGCTGGTAATGAAGTTGATGCAGCTGCTACAGTAATATAAGCTTTAGGAGTACCTTCATTACTTTGGACTACCAAAGCATCTGTAGTACCACTGTTGAAAGCTGTTTCAATACGAAGAAGAGCATCAACAATACGAGCATTAGCTGGTAATTGAATTGCAGGAACTGCAGTACCACTAGTTAAATCTGCTAGTTTAAAAGATACTTTAGCAGAGATAACTTCTTGACGACCTGTATTTAATGTAATTGCCATTTTATTTTCCTATACGATGATTTTAAAAATTAGAAGGTAGTTCATCATCAACTCTACATTCATTAGAACCATCATTAGGTTCTGTACGACTAACATTTACCTTTAGCTTTAGGCATTGCTTTTGCAGCACCTTTAGCTGGTGGAAATGTAAATTTACCTTTAGCAGCAGGAGCTGCTTTGACTGGAGCTTTAGCCATGATTTTTCCCTTAATAGTAAAAGTCCCCAAGAACCCCATAGAACTATGGGGCTAAGGGAAGCATATTAGATGTTATTTAGATAGCGTGATCAATTGCTAAAACACCAAAATCTTCAGTAGTTTTAGAATAGATAGAATAGAATACAGGTTTCAAGAAACCAAACATTTTATCTACATTGATACCAGGAGAAGAATCATAGTTGAACCATTTTTCAGACCATTCAGGAGCACCTAAATCAGCAAAGCCAAGAGCTTGAGCACCACAGATTAACATACGTGAACCATCAATAGTACCAGAAGCTCCCCATTTAGAACCAGAAGCAGCACCTAAAGTATTGAATACTAAACGATGTTCATGGAATACTAAACCATCAACAGTTAATACACCACCTGCGAAGAATGGGTTGTCTTTTCCACGATCAGCACCTGTGACAACAGCACGTTGGTAATCAGCATCTTGTTTCAATTGAGCCAAACCTTCTGGACGAATGAAACATACATAGTACTCTTTACCAGCAGCATTCAATGGTTTGATGTACTGAGTCTTTGCAAAAACAACTGATTGTACAATTGATTTGTAGGTAAGAGTATCAGTAGCTAACATAGTAGCAGTATTACCTGCAACCAATTTAGAATTCACACCATCCCATCTACGACTACGCAAAGCACTAGGAGCAGTTACATTAGCAGCAAATGCTAAAGATGCAAATGCACCAGAGGTACGAGGAGAACCATTGTTATTGTAGGCATAAGAAATACCTGACAAAGTTAAGAAAGCCAATTGATCCATACGATTAGCCAACCAGTAAGATAAACGTTCTTTAGCATTTTCTCTAAAGTTAACAACAGTTTTTTGTTCTGCCAGTTTACCTTTTTGACGTAGACCATGAGATACTAAATCAATAGTGATTTTAGAATTGTAGGTCTGCATTGCTTCTTCAGAACCTTCTCTTTCGTTATCACCAACAACACCATCTTCGACCAAGTCGGCTAAGAGTTGCATAAGAACTAACTCACCTTTTTCAGTTTTAGTTAATTCAGTAATACGTTGAATCACTGCTTCAGTAGAACCAGTAAATTTTGTAATGAAAGCTAAGTCACGAGCCTGTTTCCAAAGGTCTCTTGACCATACCATTTTTTGATCAGCAGTTAAAGCAGCGAAATTTGTTAAAGCCATTATGTATTTCCTTTATTTAATTAGAATTATATTACGTTAATAAATCCTTGCATTTCGGAGCTAGGCACACCGACCTATTATCGTAAGGTAAACGAATACTGTTTAGAGACTATAGCTCTGTATTAGAATTTGACCTGACTATTTTTATATAGCGCATGTCAGGCTGCGGCTTGTGAGACCTAATCGCCTCTTAATACCCGTAGTTCTTTATCTGTTAGTTTACTAAAATCCCTTTCGCTCATCTTATTGATGTTTACAGTAGGATCAGAGGATCTAGTTGAACCACTTTTTACCTTTATAGGTTGAGCCGAGGCAGCTTTAGCAGCTTTCTTTCCGGCTTCAATAGTTCTTTTATTTCCTAGAGATTTCTTAACGGGGAGTTCTTCTTTATTATAGAAAGGGGATACCTTATTTACTGCTAATTTAAGAGCTTCTGTTTTAGTCTTACCTGCTGATATATAACCAGCTAATAAAGTATTAACAGTCTCAACAGCTTCTTCATTATACTCTGTACTCTTAGAGTTTAAGAAAGGGTATTTAGTTTCTAAAACATCAATATAGTTATCAAATCTTTCTTGTTCTATAGTTGCTGTACTATCTTGTTTAGCTTTAGATGTTACCTTACTCTCAATGTTACTAATTAACGATAGCATTTCAGCTCTACGTTCTTTATTAATATCATTACGAAGTTTAGTAGCTTTACTTATTTCACCTTCAATAACTAAAGAGATATAATCTTCTTCAGCTTTATCGAAATCAAAAGTACTAACTTCAATCTCTTTTTCTACTGGGGCTTCTTGTTTATTAGATGCATTAATTAGTTTTTCTAATTGAGCTTCCAACCATAGATTACGTTCTTTAGCATCTTCTCGTTGTTGGATAACTTCATCTAATCTCGACTTAGGAATACGAGGTTCTTTTTTAGGAACTGGGTCTTCCTCTTCATCCTCTTCAACCTCCTCCTCATCTTCATCAGAATCTTCCTGATCCTCTTCTTCAATTGATTCGGAATCCTCCTCTTCATCGTCAAAGTTATCGCCTCTATCTCCCTCTTCGTCTTCATCTTCAAGGGGATCAATTTCTTCTTCAATTTCTTCTTCTATATATTTAGCCATTTTCTCTATATCGTTAGTTACGTTAACACTTAATAAGTTTAAGTGAGACTATCTTAAAAGGTTGTTAGCTACTCTACGTGCCCAACCTTTACTGTTGTTATCCCAGGCTGCACAGTTACACATAAATAGGAGTCTATTAGCGTTGTAGTGAGCTTTTAAGACTGAAGGTAATATACCATTAGCCTTAGAGATAGTTTGAGGCCCTATGACCCCATCTTCCTTTGATCCAACAGTTAGTTGAAGTAATCGAATTGCTCTATTAACTCCAGAGTTAACTGATGTATCAAATATATCAAAAGATACCTCACTAGGTAACTTATCTAAACAGATAGTATCCCAGAAGTCTCTTTTATAAATTGTTCTAGCTTGATCTAAGGTAAGGTTCTTAATATCAATGTGAGGGTAGGTCATGGCAGATATACCATATTTACTACCTTTCAACTCACCTACACCTATCTTACCTGTAGTCCAATTTCCACGATCCTTAAGATCTAAGGATAATTCTCCTTCTTCACCTATTAGTATCTTAAATGCTTCTTCAAATATCATTGTGGATAACCTAATTGTTGAGCGGGTTGATCAGGTACATCAGGTACTGGAGTCTCTTGTTGTTCTCCTGGTTCCTGTTCATCTTTGCCTATAGAAGCCATTAAAGCATCCATAAGTGGAGCTAGTTTAGGATTAGCTGCTATCAATACTGCTACATCAGCAATAGTTTTAAGAGTATCACTATCCTTAGCTTTAGATTTAGCTTCAGTTTCTTCTAGTTCTTTACTTAGTTTTTGTAGTTCTAGTTGTTGCTGTTGTTGCTGAAGAGCTTGTTGCTCAGGAGAAGGACCACCTTCTAATTCCTTAGCTATCTCATTCTTACGAGAGAGTGTACTCATTCTAACCATCTCAGCATCAGGTATCATTACACCAAACTTTCTCATTTCAATTGCTTGAGCAAACTGAGCATTTTGGAAAGTTATTTGTGTTGGTACATCTGCTATAACTACATCATATCTACCTATTGTAACATCATTAATTAACTTAGAAGGATCATCTGGATTATCTTTATTAATAGTTAAAGACTCATTAGTCTTCTTACCATTATTATCCTCAGGTCCTACTATAACAAATGTCCTCTCTTGAGTATAGAAAGCTTGAATCAACTTTAAAATTCTTTCAGCAATCATATTACGAGTTCTAAATAGATTATCTATTGGAGCTGCTAGTTGTATAGCAGATTGATGTACTCTAGATTGTATTGCTGTACCAGATACTTCAGGACCCTTACCACCTTGGAATGTCTCAGATACACCTGAAATAAGCCTAATAAGATCCACTCCACTAGTCACTAAGTCCTTTAGACCTGTAGGTACTTGGTTTGGTTCAATCTTAGCAGGAGGGGATTGTCCTCTTTTATATTCTAATACTAAACCTGTTTGAGAACCAGCTACTTCTAGATCTTCAACATCCATATTAACTAATGAGGATTCTTCTATTAACCATCCAGAATTTGCAGTAGTATTAACTGTATGTAGTATTTGAGAATAAACTTTATTAAGCATCTCTTGAGTCTTAATTAGATTATCAACTAAACCTACTGTAACACCTCTTCTAAAGTAAGGAAAGTATGGGACAACAGTAAAGTGATCATAAGGACTCCATTCATCAAAGAGCACTACATCTCTAGTGGTTACTGTCCATCTAATTCTTTTAGTTACTTTCTTAATAATTTCAAAATCATTATCTTTAGCAAACTTATTCTTTTCAGTTGGCTTTAAATTATCAGGGACTGGGTATAGATCACCTGTTAAGGTATTAAAGTAGAACTCTCTATTTTGAAGTTTCCAATATTGTCTAGAAATCAAACGAGCATGTTTAATATCTGTAACATCTGTATAGAATGCACTATATTGATTAATAGTACCAAACTTATTACGCTCTTCTTCAAATGAACCATGTCCAAAATCAGGCTCATAGTCCATATTATTTTCTATATCTCTCCACTTAGCCATTCCATATGTTTCTTTGATATCATCAAAGGTCATCCATGAACAAACCATTACATCATTCCAATCATCTGGATCGTAACTTTTAGAGTCTGGATCAGGTATAACATCTAATGGGTCTAATACCTCAATAGATATATCTCCATAGGCATTCTCATTGAAGTCCATTTTAATATCAAAGTAACCTCTTTGCTGAATTAAACCATCAGCAAATACAGTACTCTCTTTCCAAGGATATTTATCTTTATCGGTAATGTACATGCTTAACTTAGATAATAGATCAGATATATCTTGATCATCTACTTCTCTAGGCTTATATGCAATATCCATTCTACTTTGAGTTTGATAACCAATAACAGTATTAACTGTAGAGAAAATTATATTCTCTTCTAGCCAAGGTCTTCCTGCATCATCTAATGCTTTCTTATCTTCATCACTCCATTGCCTACCACCACCTAAGTAAAAGTTTTCATTTATCTTAGCTTGTGTTTCATAGGACTTATGACCACGAGTAAGCGCAGTCATATATCGCTTCCACTGGTTATTAGCAGTTTGAGTATCTAGTGCTTTAAGTGCCATTTGTTTCTCTTTGTAAATTTGTATTAGAGTACTCTAAGTATTAATAGGTTCAACTAAGCTACTCTCCAATTTCTAGTAGATATTTGCTTGGTTGCTGCTTTCATAAAATCATTTCTAAATGATCTAGATTTAGGCAAGGTAATACCTATTGCCATGTATCTAAATGCATCTGAAGGGTCTGATGCCCAGTTATGTACTGGACTATCTTTAAACATTTGAGCTTTATCATCCCACTGCTTAGTATAGTTTCTAAGTCCATCTAAACCTGTCTTACAATTATTAGCATCAAAGTGACACTGAGGTAAAACAACCCTAACAGCATTAATACCTTCAGATACAGGTAGTTTAGATAAGATATTAAGACGAGTACCTTTAAATAATTCTTCAGCTATTTCATAACGAGTTCTACCAGTTCCAAATTCCATATTGATTATATCATGTGGAAAATTATGAGATTTATAAACATAGTTCTTAGATTGAAGTACTTTAGCATAATGTTCTATTCCTTTATTATTAGCTGAGTAATAATCTATTATATGTATTTCTTTACCCATAGTCTGAGTAAACCATATAGATGTAGAATCACCTACACCTATATCAAACCATGTTTCTACAGGAGCTGATGGATCATGTTTAACATTACCTATTTGACCATTCTTTTCTAGCTCTTCTATTATTGAAAGATAGTAGAAACCTTGAGAGTTAGCAGTCCATGAGTTATAGAACTCTTGTTGGATTAACTCCTCACTCATACCTGATTCTCTTTCTTCTTGTATTACTTCATCAGATACATATCTATTACCATTCTCATCTAAAGTTTGAAGGACATTATAATTCTGTACAAACCACTTATCGTTTTTTTCAGCCATTTGTACTAAGTCATAGAAATGATTTTTTCCATTGGTAGATGAATTGAATGCAGCCCAACCACTATTCTCTGCTAAGATAGGTCTAATAATATTCCATGCTTTAGGGTTCTGAAAGGCAAATTCACTAAAGACACAACCGACTGGATTAGCTCCACGAACCTTATCAAATTTATCAGTACCCATTATTTGAATAACAGAACCATTCGTTAAGATGATCTTCATATCTGTACTATTCTTAGATTGTATAAGAGACTCTGGTATATGATCTAGAAACTTCATACCTCCACCATCTATACCGTCCCATATAACCCTTCGTCCTTGAGCATATTCTGGAAAGAAGTAATAGTAGACGCCCACTCTCTTTAGAGCTTCTCTTATCATCATATTAAACATAGTCTTATCTTTACCAGCTCTACGATGATAGATAGCTATGAATCTACGGTATCCTATATCCCTAGCAGCTAATAGTTCTTTTTGATAGGTTCTAGGAGTAAAAAGATACGGGATGTTTATGACGTTCATTTAGTTACCATTGTCCTTGTTAAACTCATACTTTACTTTTAATCTCTATATGCTTTTCAGCAGTTCTCATAGCTCCAAATCCTAACATTCCTAGTAGTACTTGAAGAGTAATTGTTGTATCTATTACAGGAAAGATGCCTACATATGCAAATACAACTGTTGCTACAAATCGTGCTAATGGCTCTAAGATAGCAGCATATGCTAAAGAAAATCCACAAACCCAACCAACAAAAGGTCTCCATCCTGATACGAACCAATTAGTATTGGATGCTTCAATCTTATTAGTATCTATTTGACCTAAGATAAGATTGTATTCATTTTGAAGTTCAGCAGTAGCTTGTATAAGCTTTTGCTTTTCTATCTCAGTAGCATCGGGCCATACCCTAGTTACAACCGTACTTGCTAAGTTACTTACTGCTGATATTGCATCATCTATTCCAAAAGCCATTATAACATCCTAATTAATATGTAAGAAACCCTTACCATTTAAGTATAAAAATAGACCAACAATTGTTAACCCTAGTATCTGAAGTATTTTATTTACAAAAACTCTACCTATACCTTGTAAGAATCTATTTTCTAACTGAGTTGATACTTCTTCGACTAAACTATCTTGTATTTTAAGTATTATTCTTTCTGATATAATCTCAATATCTTCCTCATTTAGATTATAATACCTTTTATTATCTGATTCATTATTTAACATTTAATTACCTGTATTTAACCCTTATAAGAGAATTGCACTCTATTAGTGATAATCTTAATATATTAAACATCTATTGCAGTTGAAAATAATGGTAATGTTTTTAAATAATCGTACATATTAGATAATGCTACTGAATTATCATGTGGTACGGTATAAGTAAAAATATCTAAATAAGTATTCCCAGCATCATAAGACTCTTTATCATGCCAAACAGCAATATTAAAAGTAATATTTGTACTATCACCAGAAAAGTTTAAGATTTTAGCATAGGCAGTTGAAAATGTAATTCCAAAAGCACTATTATATGTAAGTTGTAAAGCCATTGTAATCTCCTATAAATAATTAAGCAGCAAAAGCGCCAACATTGTTTGATGGTAAACGTGTTGCAATCCAAACAGAACCTGCTTGTGGGGTTACTGAAGCATTACCAGCAGCAGCAGTCATTTGTATCTTTAAACTTGTTCCAGTAGAGTTATTTAAAAGAATCTTAAACTTAAAATAATGGTTGACTGAACCAGCTAAAGAACCTGTATTAAATGTATATGTTGCTAGTGTAGTAGATGTTACACCTCTAAAATTTAAGTTAGTTAATGCTGTTACTGAACCTGGAACTGCTGCCATACCTGATAATGGAGATTGTTCATAATCTACAATCATAAGAGTAGGAGCAATAGTATTAGTAAATGTCCAAGTAACTGCGCCCGCAGTAGACCCCTTTAAACCTATAGCATAAATATCTATTTCATAATACCCACCAGATACTAATGGTATATTACTTGTAGTACCAAAGAAGTTAGCAGCACTATTAGCAATAGCAGTACCAGCAGCAGTTAATCTATATATTTGTTGATTACGAATAAAACCACGACCATTAGTAGCATTACCCGTAAAATATGCCGTAGTAGCAGCAGTATCTACTTCAATTGCTCCAGCTTCAGGAGTACCTAATACAACACCAGCAGCTATTTTTAATGGTGCAGTACTAGCAGTTGCTGTACCAGCAGCAAGATTTAAGGCTGTTAAAGTGGGAGTATTTGCTAAAACATTAGCTCCAGAACCAGTTAATGATGCAAAATCAGTATAACCATAATCCCAAGCAGTTGCGGTCGTATTGGTAGCAATATCA